GGACCCTCATTGAAACCAAACCCAGTCTCATCATCAAGTTGTTCTTTTCTAATTTCAGAAGTTTTTTCAGAAGTTTCATCGGGACTAACAGCATTAAACCAATCAGTCACACTCCCCAAATTTACAAACTTATAAGCTGTATCATGAATGGCCTGTAAAGCCATGGCGATTGAGAAAAACGCATCCCCATGACCCATAGGAGTAGCAGGAGCCTTTAATTCATTGCTAACAGAAAGAATCTGCTGCTTCTGCCTTTCATCCTTGATTAATCTTATGATACCCGAATGAACAAAATTTTCAAACACTCCGGCCATAGTATTTTTTGCTTTCAGTGTGAAATGCATTCCACGCCATCTAGTATCCAATCCTCTATCTTCGAGTTCCCCGCGAGTGTTATCTATGTACCCACTAGTTAATTTAAAATTATCAGCAACTTCATTTAAATATTCAATTTGGTCCGAGTAACTCCAACCATCTAAAAAGGAGTGATGAACTTGTTCAACCTTCTCCCCTCGTTTTCTAAAGATTACTAGGTGGGATGGATGTCTTTTTTTACCCACATCGAAGCCACCAAAGAACTGGTCACCCCCTTCCCAATCTTTAAACTCTTTAGTAGCTGGTGCTGACCTTAAAGTTTCATCTTCGCATTTAGTTATGTCTTCATCACTAAAATATGACTCAGTTGAGAAATGTGGTACTAACATAAACTCAGAAGCAAATGATTTAGGGCGTGCTTTTTGTTGTGCTAATAAATACTTCTCATCCATAATCTCAGGTGCTAATACTCTACGCCCCGGAACTGGGTCTAATGCTGGAAGAACTCTTGACTTAAATCGAGCGTCGTCTTGAAGCTTGGCTAACAAATCTCCGGGCATCATAGGAGTTCCTACAACAATAACAGGGGCTTCCTTTAAAGGTATGAACATTGATTCAGTCATGAAGTGGTCTTCCACTTTAGTAATCTGTCCCATGTTCAATGGATTCTCAGGGTCACGTAGTACGTCATCTGCAATTAAAGCACCGTTGACATGCATACCTCTCTTGAAAGAAAACAATCCACCATGCATAATTTCCATAGGTTGATTGTTTTTAAAAAATCTAGCGGAAAAATCTGCTTTAGGATTTCTATTTACAAGCATTTCTGTAATAATTGGATTTCTCATAACTGTTTTATTTATCTCAGCGATATGATATCTAGCCATTCCATCGCTATAAGATAAATAAAGAACTGACATATCTCTAGGGGCAGTTAAAAGTCTCCATACACTAAAGGCATGACCTAAGATTGTAGATTTGAAATGTCCCCTAGGTAAAACGCAAACATAATTTAAGTTGCTTTCAATACATTCTTGTATATCTTCGGCTAAAATAGATACGTGCCAGGCTTTAAAGTATTCAGGACTGTCATAAGACAATGACCAAATGTTTTCTATGAACTCACGGAACGTGCCAACATCATATTGTTTTTGTTTTAATAACCCATCAGATAGCAGGTTAAAAGCGCTATCTATAGACACTACATCTTTAGCCACTTATTTTTTCTCCTCCGAAGTTTGTACAAGAGTTTTTAATTTAACAGCAATCTTCTGCAAAAGTCCCTGGTCTTGGACCTCTTCTACAAGAATACCTAAAACATCCTGTACAAATTGGAGGTTTATCATCCCTGATAACACTTCTCTTTGCCCTTTAATACCAATATCAGCAGCCCTTGCTGCATCTAAGGCTCTATCGAAATGTAACTCTGTTATCTCTCGTGTAGCCTTATTAGATATTTGCGTATAGCTATCTAACTGGTCCTCTTGCAATCTAGTAAATCTTTGTGCTTCTGTCTCAACAATCTTTTGTTTCTTATCTGCAATTGCCACAGATTTTTGTTCTGCCCATTTTTCCTTCTTTGCCCACGCATAGATAGTAGGTGGTCTTACAACAACCCCATCTTTGGAGACATACTCAGCTATCTCTTTAGCCGTGAGGTTCCCTGCAATAAATAATTGCATAGCCTCTAATCTAACTGATTCAGGAATATACTTTGGCATAGTAACTAATCGTCGTAAATACTATTAGAATCAAACACACCATAACCAGCATCTGATTCATGTTGCGAAGATACGTTACCACCTAGGGGACTACCGTCTGAATTTAAGAAATTACTGAAATCGACATGACCTGTCTGCTTAGTCGAACTAGTAAAACAATTGGGGACGTTATATTTCGCCTTCGCCCCACTTGTAGTTGTTATTTCATCGTATTTAATAGCAATTTCTCCTCGTGTACAAATACCAGTCCATACATGGTCTTGTTCATTAATTGGATTATACTGACTATTTTTTAAAACAGTTCCACTAGTCGTTTGTAAACCTTTTACTTCTTGATTTGATTTACAAGCTAAATATTTGCACCAAACAACGGTTCCATATTTCTTTCGTACATCGTCTAACGTTGGAAGGTTTTCAGGAAACTTGTCCTTATACTCCAACTTCTTCTTTTCCTGTTTGGCCCCGCCCATATACATTTGGTCGGGTCCTACCTTTCTAAGACCTTCGCCTCCCATTACCATACTAGAACCTCCTTTTGTTCCATAATGCAACACATGCTGCATCTGCATAATCTTGTTCGGGGAACTTATCTCCCCACTTCTCTATTGCAAATTTCTTGATATCATCTTTGGAAGAATTACCCTTTCCAATAACGGTTTTCTTCCAAGACCTATTATCTATTATAGATGTATTGATAGATTGTTCCAAGAGGAACGCCCAAACTGCACCAATTACATTTGCTATTGCAATAGTAGTTTTTGGATTTTGAATGAAAATCGCCGCCTCTATAGAAGCAAATTCTACTTGATTTATTTTACTCAATTCCTTGGAAAATTCTTTTGTTATCTCCGGGAATCGACTATCAAAAGTTTTAAGCTTGCTCCCCCATTTATGAAGGGATACAAGTTCTTCCTTGTCATTTACTATTGCTCCGTGAACAGCAAGGCTTGAACAATCCAATCCTAAATAATTCATTGTACTTGAGTACCATATGTTCTTAATGCGACGACCCTACTAACTGTGTTGTAGGCTGTTGTGTAAGTATTGAGTAAGCCTTGAGTTTTTTTAAGTAAAGCTTGTTGCTCAATTAATTCCCTTTTTAATTCTCGTAGTGATTCAAATCTAGTAAGAACTTCACCGCGCAATTCTTCACGAGTAGGCTTCTTTCTAGCTGTTTCATTATACTCTTGAGTAACCTTAAATAGAGCCGTGTTATAACCCTCATTAAAAGCGGCCTCAAACGCTCCAACAGTTGCTTCAATATCTGAAACTCGTGTTTCAAGATACGCCTTGTAACCACCATACATAGTTAAAAAATCTTCCAGTTCTTTATTATCATAGTTAGTTAATTTAGAGAATTCTAAGTCCTGCCGTTCTTCTAAATCGACTTTAAAATTAGGAAGTCCAAGGGACTCAACTTCTCGTTGCGCTCTCCCTAAGGCTTTCATGGGAGTCCATTTTGTCTCACGTACTTGCATGTTGCATCCTCGTCTTTCTGTGGGGGACACCTATCCCAGCGTCTGCAGAAGATTTCAGAACTGTCGTGGAGTAGTACCAATGCGGGTCAGCCCACGTTAATACATCTTCCACTTTTTGCAAATCAAATACAGACTTATTCCCATCAGCAACAGATGTTCCAGTACGTACTCCAGACTCCATATCTAGCCACGCTATCGTTTCATTAGCAGGTCTATCCAGCCACTTAGCCATAGCAGCTGGAAGGGTATCGATATTTAATCCACCAGCATAACCGTATTTCTTCCCTTCCCATTGCCCCCACTCATTAGCAAAAGTCTCTGCCCCACTTGAATAGTCTTGTAGTAAAGAGATATTTGGTAAATTTGTACCTAATACAAAATCATCGTTTACACCGTCTATCTGTAAAATGAATTCCATCTCTGGATGTTTTCTTATTTCTTCGAGAAATGACTCAGCAAAAATATATTTCAATCCATAAGTGTTTATTTGAGTTCTTTTAAAGATATTGGGGATTCCATTTAGTCCCTGGATATCATTAAAAGACCTACCCTTTGTTACCAGTTCCCCTGCAAAAGGTTCACACCAGTGAGCCGAAAGCTTCATAGGTGCCAACTCGTCACGCATATGTTTCTTATATACTTCAGCTAAGGAATCTACCCATGATGTGGACGGGAATCGTGGCAATCCTACATCGTCATATATAGAATATGTAGTACCTAGTAAAATTCCCCACTCTACAAATGGAAATTCTTTTGAAATCGCTGATAATGCTTCAGGAGAAACAGAATCGTCTGCTCCTGTAAATGTTACTTGTTCTATCATATTGTTCCTACTTCTTTACAAGCACACCAGGGGGCACCCGTACATTTTTCTGGCCTAGCTATCATATCTTGAATTCTAAAACACCTAGCTAATATTTTTTCCCATTCTACCACATCACGCTCAACTAAAAACGATTTAATTTTTTGGTCATCTTTACATTCATATAGAACGGTACCCATTGGATAATCACCCATGTTCAGATACATTTGAAGTTGTAATGAATGTTCTGGTTTAGGCTTCTTCAGTTTAGTAAATCCCGCTTTATTAATGGACTTCAACTCTACAGGAAGATTCCCATAATCATAATGTTTAATAACAAAGTCAATACGCCCTGAGATTGGGGGTGTGTCTATACGTACTGACTTTTCTTGTTGGAGTAGAATATTTAGTCCCATAAACCACTTCGCCACTCTATCCTCTAAAGAACTACCACATTGGAAAATTCTTTGTAGATTAGGTGGTAACGGTTGGTCTACCATATGACCATGATAACAAAGCCATAGATATCTATCACAAGGATTACCTAGGGAAGAAGGGTAGAAAACACCCGCTCGTGGAGCATACATCGTACCTCTAAGGTAGTCATCAATACACTCATTAAGCCAAGTATCTTGAGGGTCCTCTGCTTGCTTTACCTTCTTGATGGGTGGCTTAATCTGTTTAATTCCTGCCATAGTCTTTCCTTTATATCTTTTTGGGTCTTTTCTTTGATGTGAATTATTATATCCACATCTTTATGGTTTCCTAAATACTCATCTCTCTTTGCATCTCTTTTCGCAAGATGACCATAATAACCATCTGCCTCGATAATCATTCCCACCTCTGGTATAAAAAAGTCAGCCGTATATGGGAAGAAGTCTGCTTGCTCTTGATAACGCATACCAAAGTCATCCAAACTTTTTGCTATAAAATTTTCCTGTTCTGTGTAATCTCTAGGTGGTAAGTTCATTCTTTAATTTCTCGAAATCTTTTGGATTATCGGTAAAATGTTTTTTAATACCATTCAATCCCATTGCTTTAGTATCGCCATAAGTATACCAGGCACCTGCTTGTGAAATCTTCTTCTGACCAATACCTTCTCTAATATAACTTTCGAGAATATCTATACCCCCCGCTACTCTGAAGGGCACAATTGCTGACTTCCAATTCTCACCACCGACCTTTGTTTTACGAAGTCTAATTTCCATATCAAAACCAACGTTTGCCTCGCCCTCTTTTATCCAACCCTTTCGTCTAACTTGCATTAAGAAGTGGGCAAAAAACGATTGGGCTACTCCTCCGGGCATATTATCTAACGCCACAGGGCCTAAACTTTGTCTAACTTGATTTATAGCTACCAAGGCTGACCCGTGATGTAAATGGGCTAGTAGTTTAGGCAAAGCACTATTAACAAACCTTGCTTGCCATGCCATAGGGTTATAACCAAATTCTTCTTCTTGTACTGCTGTAGGAACTAACCCTGCAATACTATCAAGAACAATTACATCTATTCCACTTTCCATCAACTCTCTAGCTGTGTTTAATGCCATTTCACCATTTGTAGGTTGGCTTACTAGTGTTTTAGATACTTCTACGCCACACTTAGCCATCCACTCAGCATCCCATGATAGTTCTGTATCTATCCAAGCTGCCGAACCACCATCCTTTTGGACATTGGTAACGACTTGTGAAGCTAAATAGGACTTACCTACGTTAGTTGGACCATAGATTAGAGTAAATCTTTTCTTTGGAATACCCCCACCAGTCAGTTTGTCTAGTACAGGAATGTTAAATGGGATACGCCCATAATCAAACGAAGCACTATCTCCCAACTGCAGATTTAAATTCTTATTTTTTAATAGTTGTTGAATGGCATCTTCTGCATTCTTTTTCATAAGTACCTCTAAAATTTCCACTTATCCCTATTGTTTAGATGAAGGGCTTCTGCCCAGGCAAAATAAACAGCACAGGTTTGAACGATTTCAATGAATAAGGCGGAGTCACTTTGTTCTTGTATTTGATGAGCGACATCACCAACTTTCTTAGACGCAATTACATTCCAAAATTGGTTGGCATGGTTTTGCATACCATACCTTATTTCTTGTCTGTCTCGTTCAGCTACAAGAGCTTCTAAGACAATGACTCTGCTAGGGGTGTCGGCCATTACTCCTCCCCAAGCATCTCATCAAGCTGAGAATCCACCTTCTTCTTTAAGAATTTATATACCTCATCAGAAACGGTTTCGGCCTCTGTGAGTTGGTCTTGGACAGGTAACTCTGTATCTATTTGGTCTACAGTTAAATCTATTCGACCATACTGGTTCTGGTCTAAAGGACCTACTCGAAAAGTAAAGCCAATATGCATACTAACTTTTGACATTTCTCTGTTCCTTCAATTCGTACGTAAATGTATTATTCTTTAACATAAGGCCAATAATTGCATAACCAGCTATATCTACAAAAGTGTCATCGATTGATTCATTTTTAGGTTCTGATGGACGGTTCCAAATAAGATTAGTCAGTCTCGCTAGTTTATCTGTTAGCCGAACAACTAATCCTTGTTCCCGGAAGGCTAAAATATTCTGGTGTCCATAATCATGTTGTTTACTAATAACGGTTTCTGCAATTTGAGTTGCGACATCTCTACAAGCTTGTTCAAATGATGCTTCGGGGGTGCTCAATTCTTCCTCCAGGGGCAAGTAATAATGACTTAGTTTATACTGGATACTTTCACCAGTCTACACCATCCTTATCAGTGAATGGAACATCGTCCCAATCTATATAATCATCCATACTCATAACCTTATAATCAGTTTTTGTAGCCCATGAGGGGTTGCAAATTTCCATATCTACAACTAATGGGATATCTAAACTATTAACCTCTAAAATTTCTTTAAGCTTAAGTGGGATACTTTCCAATTCCGAATTATGTATTTCACAGATAAGTTCGTCATGGACTTGAAGAAGGATATTACTTTTCTTATCTTCTAAGTATTCATCCACCTCTAACATACGTTCACTTAGCAAATCAGCACTTGTGCCTTGAACTAAGTAATTA